AATACCATTATCAGCTAAGATACCAAGAACAGTATTCAATCTTTCGGTTCCACCTGCCATAATATCGGCAGTACCACCAATAGTCAATATTGCTTCACCGAGCTGTTCAACAGACGTATTAGACTTAGATGCAGTCTTTGCCATCTGGTCAATCAAGCTTTCAGTTTCATCAAGAGACAACCCTAAAGCAGACTGAGCATCAGTAACCATATCAGATGCCCTTGCTAAATCAATTCCACCTGCTGCTGCAAGATTAAGAACTGTAGGCAACATGCTCATACTTGTTTCTGCATCATAACCAGCCAGCGCCATATAATTCAAAGCATCAGCAGCTTGAGATGCAGAAAAAGCGGTGGTTGCACCCATTTCAAGAGCAAAATCACTCAACTCCTGAATCTGATCAACAGTTGTTCCAAGAGTGGCAGCAACCTGAGACATAGAAGAATCAAATTGCTTTCCTGCTTCAATCGAAGACTTACCAACTGCGACCATGCCAGTAACTACAGCAGCAGAAACAATACTAATTCCTTTTCCAATCTTCTTGCCTATGCTTACAAGCTTATTATTGCTTGCATCAAGATTTGTATTAAAATCAGTATTATCAAGCTTCAAATAGGCAATAGCAGAACCTAAATTCAAAGCCATATTCAAACGCCTCCTTCAAAACTAACTATACTGTTTGTATAACTCTGAAAATGAACTATACTTAGTATAAAACGTAGGAGGCGGTGAATCCTTATCCTTCATTCTAAAAGATATCTCTTCACACGCCTCGTTCAAACAAAACGCAGTATATTCATCTTCTATATACATTATTTCTGAAGGCAGCTTCTTGTATTTCTCAGATAATGCTATTATCCTAAATATTTCCTTGCTCGCCACGAAACGAGCTAAGCGCCTGCACACCCTCCTGAGTATAGTTATATACTGCCAAATACTGCTGATCGTTCATTTGAATTCCTGCTTCTTTAATCTGATCATACGTAGGTTCTACAAACGCGCACTTACACATAATTTCGATAATATCAAAAAGCTTAGCAAGCGCATCATTATCCGGCTTTGCGTTTCGCAATGTATTACCGAAAAACATAGAATTCGCCTGTCCAAGCAATGTGTTTGGAATAGTACCATTCTTAGCCATTGCAAGCAAAGAAGGTCTCTTCAGCTTTGCAACAAACGGCTTATCAGGACTAAATGCAGGAAGTTCAACAATATCACCATCATTGTACTTTTTTAACGCATCAATCGTTGTAATCTGTTTAACCATCATTTTTCTCCTTAATTAATTTTATTCAGCAAGCGCAGGAAGATACGGAACGTAATCAATAACATACGGTGCTTCATCGGAATCAGGCGTACTATTAATTGTATATTCGGACACTCTGAATACATCGTCCTCGCTTGCAAACGAAACAGGAACACCTTGACAGTTCGGATAAGAAATTCTTTCGTAACCAATGATCAACGCAGCAGCACTATAAATAGCACTATAGCATTCAAGAACGAAAGGTTCAGACTGATAATTCTCTCCAACCGTCGGAGGAGTATAGCTCTTAACTCTGCTTGTATCAGCAGCTCCAGTAACAGAAATAGAGGTGCTACCACTCGGCGCAGAGGATTCTACTGTATAACTCTTGCGCGATCTACCAGAAGAAGTAACAATTTCAAGCACACCGCTAACATCATTATATTCAACAGAGCCAGTAACAGCGTTAGCAACATTGAACACCAGATAATCACCATCAACCGCAATATGGTGCTTACCAGTAGTAATACTTGCGGATTCGCTCGTGTACTTCTTGGAGAACGTAATAGTTCCACCCTGAAGAATCTGAACAAGCTGAGCATTAAATACATTGTCGGTAAGAACAATTGTATTACCAGTAACAGTAACTTTCTGCCCTTTCTGAGAAAGCAATCTATCTTTCACAATCAACTTAATTGCATCTCTCGTCTCGCTAACAGGAGTAACCTGCACACGATTGGAGGTATCAAGTCCGATTCTATTGCCATCTCTATCCCTAACAACTACAAGAGCAACATCAATTGTTGCAACTTCATTGCCTTTAGTATAACTTTCAGACATTCTAAATCTCCTTTCTTTTATTCTTCGATCTTTCGATAATAAGAATATTGCAAAGTTCTCATTACAGCTTTAACATCGTCATCAACATAGTCGCCAATATCGCTGTAAATATTCTTTAACATTGGCTTTAAATATTTCAAAGCTTGCTTGACTTTATCAACAAATATATCAAGCTCACTTGGTGTTTTCAAAGGTACATAACATAGAATCTCTACAGTTGTAGCGGTTGAAGAATAGCCAATTACTTTTGATTCACCTCTTGAAACAATAACAACATACGGCTTTACGCAGTTTCCTCTATGCTGTCCTTGAAAATATACATCAATCTCTTCTTGAGCTAAGCAATGGTATATATCCTTCAATCTCGTTTCGCGTGGTGCTTTAGTTCCATCAAACATAATTAAACTCCCTTCAGCTTATCAACAAGATTCTTGAATGCTGGTAAAATTTCTCCTTTACCAACTTTCTCAACTGTTGGCCATAATATGGCATACTTTCTTTCATGAGCAAATTCAAGCCATACACCATACGTAACGCCATGAGCTATTTTAATTACATACCCATCATTTGTCTTTTCCCAACTGCCTTTTAAACGTTGTCTTGCAGTACCAGTTCTATCCGTCCAAGGTCTATTCTGCTTTGCATACTGTTCCATCTTCTGCGAACCATTTTCACATAGCAATGAAGTAGCTGCATCTGCTTTGCTTTGAAATCTTTGCATTCTTTGAGCTACTTGACTATAATCCAATGTTAGCGCCATCGTCAATCAACTCCAATAAAATATCCCATGCATAGCCAAGCTTTCCAACCATATTCATACGGACAACTTTGTATTTATTCTGCCTTATCTCAACAACATCATCTGGCATTATTTTTGCGGATTCGCAATTCTGCAAACACAAAATCATAGGTTGCAATTCCTTTATATAACGAGAACCGTCCTTTGTAGTCTGAGAAAGATATCCTGCATTCACTTCATGATATACGCCATCAATTGTAGCGATTTTATCATATACGTCTGTGGGTTCCTGTTCATCGTTTAAACGACTTCTTTTGAAAATAAAGGAATTACCATATACAGTAATGAAACGGCTCAATTTCGCCCTCTCAAACGCTGTAAACGTACTCATTTTAACACTCCTGTATTGCTTCCTCTATAATGCAATGCCAAGCGTCTAAAATAAGAGGAGGTGTCCTCAGTAGACATACCAGGAATATTAACAGAAGTGTTCTCTGCTTTAACGAGGAGCAACTCATACACAGCATCATTATAGCTTCCAAACTTGGAAACATACCATTCAAGCTGTTCATCAGAAAAAAAAGGAATATCCTCTTCCCTCAAAACCATTTTCAGGTCTTGAATGCTATCCAATTTAATATCAGCCATAAGACACCTCCTTTATCTTACTTAATCACATCCGCAAGCATCTTTCTTGCTTCAGCTTTATTAGACGCAGAACTGATATCAACACCAAGCTCTTTTGCCTTTGCCTTCAGTTCTTTGCCAGTCATCTCAGAAAGCGGTTTTTCTACAACAGCAACTTCATCAGCATCATCACCAGCAACAAACTGCGGCTTTACGGTTAGCTCTTCTTTAACAACTTCCCAACCAAACGGCTTGAACTGCGTCTTAAATGCACCAGAAGTTACCACAAGAATGTCCGAACCATTCGTGATTTTTAGCATTTTACTTTACCTCCTTAGGAAGCAGAAGTATCAGCCAAGAACACCTGATTCGAAGACTCAAACGAAGGCAGGAAGATCATGGAAACCTTGGTTTCAACGTTCACAGGATCCGCCTTCTTCATAGTCGTAACAGCAACGCCAGTATCAGTAACGGAAACATTCGCAACAGAACCAGACAGCAGGTCAGATTCCTCAGGAGTCGTGCCGAACCAAGACGTACCAAGCTGACCTTCAGGGAACAGAGCAAATGTATCATCCGCAACGTATTTCGTAGATACACCATTCTCGTTCTTATAACGCTTGTTATTGACATACACAGAAAGATCAAGCTGATCCTTCAGGAATGCAGTAAGCGTCTTATCCGAAATAGTGCTTACACCCTGCGAATATACGTAAATAGAATTACGAATAGACGCATCACTCAGAAGCTTAGTCCATACGGTGCTATTGCAGATTGCACGAAGAGGACGAACGCCAGTATCATCTTCAATAACGTCCATCCAGCCACGAATATCATCAATAGGCGTTGCACCAGAACTACCCCAAGACGTATTAACAGTATCCTTATGAGTGTTCGGAATCTGATAGTCATACGAAACCCTCTGACCGTTAGAAGCAAGCGTAACAGCACCAGTTGTAAGTACGCTCATTCTAATACGTTCCCTCTGCGCACGAGCTGCTTCAATAAGCTTCACTTCATCAGCAAAGATTCTATTCATAACAACATCAATATACGCGGTATTGCCAGTCTCAAGAACCATATTAAGCTGCTGACGCAGTTCCTCATCAATGTACAGCGATTCCTTGAAGAACGGCATCTTTGCGCTATTCACCGAGAAACCTTCTCTTGCTCTCGGAATAACATTCGCATCAAAGCCAGAAAGATTCAGAACAATCGGAGTACCAGAATTGCCACTAAGCCATTCAAGACTCAGACCAAGCTTCTTATCAGCAGGGAAAAGCTGTTCGCCAACATACGGAGCGCGATTCTGCGCCATATTCTCCCAATAAGCAACGATATCAGCAGCAGTAACCAAATCAAAAATATTAGGCATTATATTTTACCTCCTTCTTTAC